AATTTAAGCACAGGTTCTGTTACATTTGCATTTAAATATAATGTTACTGGATCAGGTGTTGAATTATCTACAGGAACCGTTTCGACAGCTGCATCGGCAAATATACTACCTACAGGATCAAGAGTTGATGTAGACACAGGCGATGTATCTGTTGTTGCAAAAGCAAATGTATCTGTTACAGGAAGTGCAGTTGAAATATCTGTAGGAGATGTTACTACAAAAGCAAACGCTACTGCAATAGTAACAACAAATAGACAAAATTTATCAACAGGAACTGTAACTATTGTAGCAAAAGCTACTATTATTCCAGATAGTAGTAGAATAAATGTTGCAGATGGTTCTGTATTAATTAAGAAATGGGACGGTGTTGTACCAGGAGCCACTATGACGTGGGAAGAAGTACAAACATCTTTAGGTAGTTAATATGTTATTTGGAGGAACTTCATTTTCAGCAGCATCTTTTTCAAGTCCTGGACTAGGAGGCGCTACTGTATTAGTTAATGGTAATAGATTAAACATTGCTATTGGTAATGCAATAGCTGATGTAACAGTTAGAGTAGATGTAACAGGGCAACAAATTAACCTTGCAACGGGTACTATAAATGTGATATCATGGAACCCGATAGTTCCAGGAGCAACTGGTACCTGGATACCTATTGACCCGAATAACCCATAGGAGAATAAATGGCATCAAGTACGTCAAGTGATTTAAAACTAGAACTTATAACAACAGGTGAAAAATCTGGTACATGGGGGACAATTACAAATACAAATTTACAAATTTTAGAACAAGCGTCATCTGGTTATTTATCATTAGCAGTAGGATCTGCTGATGTAGCTTTATCTTTAGCAAACCATGCTACAGCAAATGGTAAAAATTTATACTATAAATTAACAGGCACACTTACTGCAAACAGAACAGTTACTATGCCAGACTCTGCTGAAAGAGTTTTTATTGTAGAAGACGCAACAACTAGATCCTCTTCAAACTATACACTTACAGTTAAAACTGTATCAGGAACAGGTCTTGCTTTACCTGTTGGATCAACAACAGTAATGTACTCAGATGGCACAAACATCACAGGAAAAATGCAGACAAAAGGATATTATACACCCACTACTACATACACTACAGTTAATGGTGACCAGATATTAGTAGATACTTCTGGAAGTGGTATAGGTACTGCAATTACAATTAATTTACCAGTGTCTCCTGCAATAGGTAATGAGGTTACATTTATAGACAGTGGTAATAACCTTGCATCTAACAATTTAACAATAGGTAGAAATGGTTCTAATATTTTAGGTAGTGCTGCTAATTTAGTTTTTTCAACAAACGGTGCTGCATTTACTTTAGTGTATGTTAATGCAACTAGAGGCTGGGTCTACAAAGATAACATATAGGAGCATGGACCATGGCTCTAATTGATTTTAAAGTCTTACCAGGAATAGATAAACAAGACACAACATCTGGTGCAGAAAACAGGTGGATTGATTGTGATAATACAAGATTTAGATATGGACTACCTGAAAAAGTAGGTGGTTGGTCATCATTAGTTACAGACACTATTGTTGGAGTTGCAAGACGTCAGTTTGCTTTTGTAGATTTAGATGGAAATAGGTATATTGCAATTGGTACAGATAAATTTTTACTTATATATTTTGAAGGTCAACTCTATGACATCACACCTTTAAAAACTACTTTATCTTCTTGTACAATCGCAACAACTTCTGGTTCAGCAGTTTGTTCTATTACAAAAGCAAGTCATAATTTAAGTGCAGGTGATATTGTATTATTAGATAATGTAACTTTACCATCGGGTACTGGTTATTCTAATTCAGATTTTGAAGATAAATTATTTCAAGTAACAAGTATTACAAGTTCAAGTGTATTTACAATTACACAAAGTTCTAATGCAACAGCAACAGTTTCAACAGGCGGTAGTTTAGAAGTTAAACCATACGAACAAATTGGTCCTGCAGAACAATCTTATGGTTATGGTTGGGGTATTGATGCTTGGGGTAGTGGAGCATGGGGAGAAGCCGCTTCAGCATCTGACGTTTCTCTTGAACCTGGATTATGGTCTTTAAGTAATTTTGGTCAGGTATTAGTTGCAACAATTGCAAATGGAAAAACTTTTACTTGGAATGCTGGTATTGCTGCAAGATTAACAACTAGAGCATCAACAACTACATCTGGTTTTTCTACATCAGCTAACCCAACAGCAACAAGAGTTACATTAGTTTCACCTACAACACGTCACTTAATTCATTTAGGTACTGAAACAACTATTGGAGATACATCAACTCAAGATGATATGTTTATTAGATTCTCAGACCAAGAAGATATAAATGATTACACACCAACAGCAATTAATTCAGCTGGTACACAAAGATTGCAAGACGGTACAAAAATTATGGGTTCTTTAAAAGGTAAAGAAACAATTTTGGTTTGGACAGATAACGCATTGTACACCATGAAATTTATTGGTGCACCTTTCACTTTTGGTTTTGAACAAGTTGGTACTAACTGTGGATTGATTGGTAAGAACGCAGCTGTTGAAATAGATGGGGTTGCGTTTTGGATGTCTAATAATGGTTTCTTTATGTTTGATGGTACAGTAAAATCTTTACCTTGTTCTGTTGAAGATTATGTTTATGACCAAGCTGATACTACAAAAGGACAACAAATTTATGCAGGTATAAATAATTTATATACAGAAGTTATTTGGTATTATCCATCAACTAGTTCTGATTATAATGATCAATACGTTGTATTTAATTATGGAGAACCTATGAAAGGTGGTGTTTGGTATATAGGAACAGAAGCAAGAACATCTTGGATTGATGCTAGTGTATATCCTAAACCTTCAGCTACTAAATTTAATGACTCAGCTGTCGGTACTTTTCCAGTTATTGTTGGAGAAGATGGGCTAGGTCAAACAACATTATTTGAACATGAGATAGGAACTGATCAAGTGAACCCTGATGGTAGTACAACAACTGTTACTTCATTTATAAAATCATTTGATTTTGATTTACAAGCTAAACAAAAAGATGCTCAAGGTAGATCAAGTGGTCCTACTGTTTCTGGTGAAATATTCTTAGCTATGAGAAGATTTGTACCCGACTTTAAGGATTTACAAGGTAATGCTAAAGTAACCCTTGCTGTAAAACGTTATCCTCAACAATCAGAAACAACAACTGCTCTAAGTCCCTTTACAATTAACTCTAGCACTGATAAAAAAGATACTAGGGCCAGAGGAAGATTTGTTAACATTAAGATAGAAAACACTGATGTTAGTGAGTCTTGGCGTTTTGGAACTTTAAGAATAGATATACAACCAGATGGACGTAGATAATGGCTAAAGTAGTAGTAAGATTACCAGAACCAAAAGAAGAATACGATTTTTCAAATCAAAAACAAATTAATAGAGCTATCACTTTAATAGTTGAACAATTAAATTCTACATTTTTAGATCAAGTAAAACAAGAACAAGAAAGGTTTGCGTGGCTTAATGGCTAATATATATACAAATGCAAAAGTAGATTTAACTACTACATCAGAAACAGTTTTATATACAACACCTAGTAATTCTAGAGCAATCGTAAAATCTTTATTGGTATCAAACGATGCTGGAAGTGCAGCTACAATAACAGTAACATTAACTAATGCAGCAAGTGCTGTATTTAGTTTATTTAAAGTTAAGTCAATAGCTTCTAATACTAGTGAACAATTATTAACAGAACCTTTAATTTTATTAGAAAGTGAGGTGTTGAAAGTTACAGCATCTGATGCTAATGAGTTACATGTAGTGGCATCATTATTAGAAATAAACAGAGATTAAGGAGAAAATATGGCGTTTAAAGAAGAAGGATCAGTAAATTACACAATGATAAATGGTAAAAAAGTACCTGTTGTTAAGTGTGAAACTGAGGTAGTATTAAGAAATACACAAACAAGTTATGAGTATAATTCTGATCAAGAGGCAGAAGATGATATTAACAATGCAGAGACAGCAACACAAAGAGAACACGTGACAAGATCATTAAAAATTAAAGTAGCAGCAATGCCACCATTAGGAGCAGCGTCAGAGTAATGGCAATAACAAACGCACAACAATACAAACAGATACTACAAAAGGTGAGAGAAAAAAAAGCTTTTGGTGGTTTAATGGGTATTGATGGACGTAAAGCATACGTTGGTGGAAGTTATCAGGAGCACAAATCAGGACCTAATAAAGGTAAAGAGAAGGGTTCAGGTTATCAAGGTGGAAGTGGAGCTCCAGGAAGTGCTGAATCAAAAAGTTCTGGTGGAGATGGTGGTTATAATAAAAATGAAAGACAATTAACTGGTGACGATTACAAAAGAGGTAAATCAAATTTTATAGAACAGTTTAATGATTATTCTGGTGGAGCTAGAATAGCTGATCCAGATTATTCAACTATAAGTCAAAGAAACAATCAAAAATATAAAAACAGAATTTTTAATACCAGAAGAAATAATATAATTAATCAACTAAGTTCAGCAGGTTTAATAACACCAGATTTGTTAGAAAAGTATGGGGTAAAAGACGAAGATGATTTAACAGTTGAAGATTTAAGAGATGCATTTCAAGTATCTACTGATACAGTAGGAGCTGATTATGGAGATCGTTCTTTAAACTTAGATGCACTAACAGGAATTAAATCTATACAAGATTATGTAGACGACGGTTTTTACAAAACAGGCGGAGTGTTTGATAAAAATAGTGACATTTATGATCCTAATAGAATACCTAAACCTTTTAACGAAATAGATGTAGCAAACGTTCCTGGAGGCATGCTTACAAAAGGTGCTGCTTCACTTGCCAATTTTCTTGGTGAAAAAATGGCAGGACCATTAACACAAGAATATTTAGATAAACAGTTTGATGAATTAGAAGAAATAAGTTCATTAAATTATAAGGATGATACTTCTATAAAAGGATTGATGGAAAAGTATGAACCAAACAGATTTAAACTAGAAAACCCTGAACCAAGTGGTGGAGGTCAACAAACAGATCCTTGTAAAGGACCCAACCCACCTGCATATTGTTTTGTTAATAATGATCCAGCTGATCCTGAAACACCTACAAGAAATTTAGGTGGCCTTGCTCCAAGATTCGCGGGCTCTATATTTGATTTTGATAAT